AAATCATATATTTATTACAAAAATATAACATAAAATGGCAGAAACTTTAATTTCCCCAGGGGTATTAGCAAGAGAGAACGATCAGTCTCAAATAACTTCACAACCCGTACAAGCAGGGGCCGCTATTATCGGACCTACTGTAAAAGGTCAAGTAGAAATTCCCAGATTAGTTACTTCATACAGTGAGTATGCAGCCTATTTTGGTGATAAATTTGCTAGTGGGTCTGATGAATATTCATTCTTAACTTCAATCTCCGCTCAAAATTATTTTGCAAACGGTGGTACTTCACTATTAGTAACTAGAGTAGCTTCAGGTTCATTTACAGCTGCTACTTCTTCTACAATTGCTAACAATGAAACTGTTACAGGAGGTGTTCAAGCATCAGGTAGTGCAACCTTAGCTGCTGCTTTTGGTGATGGAACTGAAGCTAGAATTACTTACGGTAGCACAGTATACAGATTTATCGCCTCAGGTGATCCAATCCCACAAGACGACGTAGACGGTAATTTATACTTCTTCTCTACAGGTTCTACAGCTGCAGCTACAGCAACAAATTTAGCAGCTGAAATTAACGCTGCCCTTTCAGGATCTCAAGCTTCTGCAAGTGTTGATTTGTTAATTGCTAACGCCTCAACTGCTGATGTAGAATTAACTGCTTCTGCTGTTGGAACTGCTTATAATGGGATTACATTAGCCACAGGTTCAGCATCTTCTTTTGCAACTATTATTACTTTAGCAAATGGTGAAAATGGTGTTGGAAATTCAAATACCTTTACATTAGAAACTTTAGGTCAAGGTACTATTATGAATAGTACTTCTACTGAAAATTCAAAAGGTGCTTTAGCAAGTGGATCAGCTGATAACTTAAGATGGGAAATTACCAACTCAAACACCAGCTCAGGTGTGTTTAGTTTAATTATTAGACAAGGTAACGATACTACTAAAGCAAAATCAGTAGTAGAAACTTGGACTAACTTATCATTAGATCCTAAAGCTTCAAACTATATTGAAAGAGTAATTGGTAACCAAACCCAAACCTTACAAGGAAGTGGTACTACTGACGTTTATTTACAAACAAGTGGTTCTTTCCCAAATGCTTCAAGATATGTAAGAGTTAAGAGTGTAGATGCTAAAACTCCTAATTATTTTGATAATAGTGGTATAGCTAAAGCCCAATACACAGCTTCAATTCCAACAGCTCAAAGTGGTACATTTGGAGATGGAGCAGGTTCAATTTTAACAGGAACTGGCAAGTACTATCAGGATATTACCGACGGAGATACTCAAGGTTTAAAAGCAGGTAACTATACAGATGCTATTAATTTAATGGCTAACCAAGATGACTTCCAATATAATGTTATCTCAGTACCTGGTTTAATATATGCTAATGGTACTCACGCAACTGAATTAAATACATTAATTGAAAATACTGAAGGTAGAGGAGATGCAATTATTCCTTTAGATCTTCAGAATTACGCTTCAACAGTAACTGGTGTTGTAACTCAAGCTGGAAACTTAGATACCTCATACGCAGCCGCTTATTGGCCATGGGTGCAAGTTACTGACAACGCTACTGGTCAGTTAGTTTGGGTTCCTGCTTCAACAATGATGCCAGGTGTTTACGCCAACAACGATAGATCAGCTGAAGCATGGTTTGCACCTGCCGGTATCAACAGAGGTGGAATGGGAAGAGTTAATCAAGCTGAAAGAAAATTAACTCAAGCTAACAGAGATGCTTTGTATGTTGGTAAAGTAAACCCAATTGCAACATTCCCAGGTAGAGGAGTAGTAGTATTTGGTCAGAAAACATTACAAACTCAAGCAAGTGCTTTAGATAGAGTAAATGTTAGAAGATTGTTAATCGAATTAAAATCTTACATCTCACAAGTATCTGATAACTTGGTATTCGAACAGAATACAGCAGCTACAAGAAACTTATTCTTAAGCCAAGTTAACCCATACTTAGAAAGTGTACAACAACGTCAAGGTTTATATGCGTTTAAAGTTGTTATGGATGAATCAAATAATGGTCCCGACGTAATCGATAGAAACGAAATGAAGGGTGCTATATACATTCAACCAACTAAAACTGCAGAATTCATTTACCTCGACTTTAACATCTTACCAACAGGAGCTGAATTCCCAGCGTAAGAATTTGATTAGGTAATATTTATAAATGAATAAAAAATTAAATATAGCATAAAATGGCAGTATTAGATCCAAACGAAATTTTTTTCACAGCCTTTGAACCAAAGCAGGCGAATAGATTCATCATGTACGTAGATGGTATCCCAGCTTACATTATTAAGGGTATTAGTGGAATGGGATTCTCACAAGATGAAATCGTACTAAATCATATTAACACTTACCGTAAAATTAAAGGTAAGTTGAGATGGAATGACTTAACAATGCAATTGTTTGATCCAATTACTCCTTCTGGCGCACAAGCCGTAATGGAGTGGGTACGTTTGCACCACGAATCAGTAACTGGTAGAGATGGTTACAGTGATTTCTATAAGAAAGACTTAACTATTGACGTATTAGGTCCTGTGGGTGACGTAGTATCAGAATGGATTATTAAAGGAGCATTTATTAAGGATGCATCATTCGGAGATTTCAACTGGGATGAAGATACCACTGCCATGAACATCGACGTTACTCTCGGAATGGATTACTGCGTATTGAACTTCTAATAAAGAAATTTCAAATACTTTTAAAGAGAGCTTGGCTATGCCGAGCTCTTTTTTTATCGTTACGGATAATTTAAATAAATTTATATGGTTTATACTACAATCGCCTTTGGAATCATAATAGTCTGTATAATAGCTATTGTTTACGTTCAACACACGGCTATACGCGTATTGAGAGAAGAAATTGATAAGCTTAATGAAGCTAATGATTATAATATTCCCGAAATTTGGAGAGTGATTGAGAGTACAAATATGGAACTTAGAGGGCGTATTTCGAACCTTGAAAAATTAGTTTATAATCAAGTTGATGAGTTAGAAAAAAAAATTCGTAAAGACTTTGATACAGAAAAAACTCAACGAAACACGTATTAAAAGTTTATTTTTATAATATGTATATAGGAACAAAAGTTATTAATTAAATAAAGATATGGAAGAAAATCAAGTTGTTAACGAGGAACCTAAATTCAAATTCCCTACTGAAAAAATTGAATTACCCTCTAAAGGATTAGTATATCCCTTAGATAATCCTTTGTCTTCTGGTGTAGTCGAAATGAAATATATGACAGCACGTGAAGAAGATATTCTTACTAACCAAAACTATATTACAAAAGGTCTTGTAGTTGATAAACTACTTCAATCTCTTATTGTAAGTAAAATAAATTACAATGATTTAGTTGTAGGAGATAAAAATGCTCTTTTAATGGCAGCTCGTGTTTTAGGTTATGGTTCTAATTATGAATTCTCCTACAGAGGCCAGGAGTATGAGGTAGATTTAGCAACTCTTGAAAATAAAGAAATTGACGAGTCTAAATTTTCTAACAAAAATGAATTTGAATTCGTTCTCCCTCATTCAGAAACCCCAATTACTTTTCAGTTAATGACCCAAGGTCTTGAAAATAAAATTGATCGTGAGTTAAAGGGTTTGGCTAAACTTAAAAAAGAAGTGTCTCCTGAAATGACTACACGTATGAAGTATCTTATTACTTCTGTAGATGGGAATGATGATAGTAAAGTAGTTAGGGAATTTGTTGATACTTATCTTTTAGCTCGAGATGCTAAGGCACTCCGAGACCACATAGTGGATTTCCAACCAGACGTCAACTTTAAGTATGACATAGAAAAGCCTAACGGCGAATTTGAAGAAATAGATATTCCAATTACAGTCAACTTTTTTTTCCCTGACTAAAGAGCAGGCAGCTGAATATAGAGCTGGATTATTTACTCAACTCCATGAAATTTGTTTTTATGGAAAAGGAGGATATAGTTGGGATCTAGTTTATGAAATGCCTATCTGGTTAAGAAGATTTACTTTTAATAAAATTAAAGAGTACAATGAAAACCAATCAGCACAAGCTAAAGGTAAAGGAAACACTACTAACGACATAAACCAGGCAAAAGAAATTTTACAAAAAGCAAAGGTTAATGATCCTAGAAATGCATCCGCAGCCCAAAGATCAACTTCTCAAATAAAAGTCCCTGATTTTGTTACCTCTAGAACGAAGGCATCCAAAAAGTGATGCCTTCCAATATTTATAACAAAAACTAATCAATGGCTAAACAATACGATCCCAAAAAACAGGCACAAGAAACAGCTGCGATTGTAGAAGATGCTTTACGATCGATAGGGTCTAGAATAGGTGAGTTATTCGAAGAAGCTACCAGTCAAGCTCAAGATGTTTCTAAAGCTATGGCATCTGATGTTAAAGGTTCTCTAAACAGTTTAGCTAAAATTTCAAATACATTAGCAGATGCCTATGTTAAAGCCTCTGAAGGAGCTTTAAAAACTGCTGATATTTCTAAAACACTTGCTACTCGCCAAGCTAAAATCTTAGCATTAGAAACCCGAATAGAAATAGCTAGAAGAAATGGTGCTAAAAATGTAGGGGAAATGTTGGCTGAGCTTGAAGCAGTAAGAGAACAAGAAGAAGAAATTACAAAAGAATTAAAAAAACAGTTACAATATTCTAAAAACATAAGTAAAGCCACAGGATATGTAGGGGGGGCTTTAAAGGGTTTAAAAAAAATCACAGGGGCATTAGGACTAGATAATATAGAACATGTATTTGCTGAGGCAAGCCAAGAAGCTGGTGATATGGCTAAAAAACTTACCAAAGGAGGTACTGAATCTGTAGGAATCATAGGCAAAACTAAAATTGCTATGAAAGGTTTAGGAGTAGCTATGAAAGGTATTCTTGAGTCATTAGCAGATCCTTTAGTTATATTTGGCCTACTAATCAAATCAGCCAAATTCCTAATGAGTATTATGACCGAAACTAATCAACGTATTAGGGATATAGGCAATAATTTAGGGGGAAGTGGAGAAGGTGTAGCAGCCCAAATTCAGGCTGCGGGTGATGCTGCTGGTGACATGTATTATTTTACTGAGGAACTACAAGCAGGTTATCTTGCTTTAAATAAAGCAGCTGGGTTAAATTTAAAATTCAACGAAGCAAACGCTAAAACTTTCCACGATTTGACCCAATATATGGGCATGAGTGCTGAAAACGCTTCTGAATTATTTAAGATCTCAGCCTCGATGGGTAAGCCTTTCTCAAAAATGTATGATACATTTGCAGATACTGTTGAGGAAATGGATAATGCTAGTGGTTACTACGTCCAATCGGATGAAATTATGGAAAACATCGCAAAGTCTAGTGCGTCTGTTAGAAGTAGTTTTAGAGGTAATTTCCAAGCAATGGTAAGAACAGCTCACGCAGCTGCCCGCCTAGGAGTTACAATGGAAGAAATTCAAAATGCCTCCAGAAAAACATTAGATTTTGAATCATCTATGGAATCTGAAATTCGAGCTGAATTAGCATTAGGTAAAGATCTTAATCTTGAAAAATTAAGAATGGCTACCTTAACTCGTGATACGGCTACAATGCAAGCCGAACAAGAAAGATTAGTTCGCGAAACTATGGATGCTGCTGAGGGAAATCAGATGATACTTGAAAGCACAGCTGATGCTTTAGGTATGTCTGTTGAACAATATACAGCAATGGCCGACAAAATCAGAGGAAATACTAACTTATCTAGAGAACAATTAAGAGTCCAAAGAGAAAACCAAGATTCACAAGCAGAACAAGGAAAAAAGGCTGAAACTTTTGATAGAACCATGAAATCTATTATGAAGTCTATCAAAGCAATATTAGAGCCTATAGCTACAACATTAGAACCTGCATTTAGAAAAACAGCTGAAGCTTTAAGTGGATTTATGGGGTCAGAAGTAGGTAAATTTTTAATTAAACTACTAGGGGTTGCTGCCGGAGGAGCAATTGTTCTTAAAGCTGGAAAAGGTTTAATAGATTTACTTAATCCTAAAAAGCTTTTTGGTGGAGAATTAGGATCCTCATCCGCAAACCCTATGTACACCTATAACATAAATGAAGCAGGTGGAGATGGTGGTGGTGGTGATCTATTAAGCACAGGTTTAAGATTAGGAAGCAGATGGACTAAATCCATGAAATTATTTAAAGGTGCAAGTAAACTATTTGGAGGAAAAAGCACTATGGTTGGTAGAGGACTTAGAAACCTCTCAGCTATGTTTGGTAAACGAAGTTCTTTTGTTAACCAAATAGTAAAAAATAATGCAACTTTATCAAAGATTTTTCCTAAACTATCTACTTTAAATTCAAAACTACCTCAAGATATTGCCATGAACATTGGTAAAACTTTTAAGATTGATAAAGCTGGGAATGTTCTTAGAATGGCAGGTGGTGGAGCAGAAGCAGCAACCACCGCAGCCAAATCAACCAGTTGGTTCTCAAAAGCAGGAAAGTTTATGAAAGGGGCTGGAAAGGTTTTAGGACCAGTAGCTGCTATTGCAGATGTTGCTATAGGAGGATTTACAGGATATGGCCAGTCTCAACTATCACCTGAAGAACAAAGAGCACAAGGTATTAAAGAAGGAATAAGTGCTGGGGAAGCTACAACTTTAGGTATATTAACTGGGGGTGCTGAAAGAGGTTCTATGTTTAGTGAGTCTTTAGGAATTGAAAAAGGAAGTGCTGGAGACGAAGCTATGGGGATGTTAGGAGCTGC